GAGATGGGCTTTAACAGTTCCAACAATATACTGATTCAAAACAACTTTACCAACAAGCACAGTGTATTCAAAGCAAACGATAGTGGTACACTTAGAGAAGGGTTCAGAATTGATGGTGCGGTCCCCGAAGTTGTTGTAAATCAAGGTTCGGATTCTCTTTTAGACTTCCGTGTCGAATCAGATAGTAACGCTCACATGCTTTTTGTTGATGGTTCGAAGAACTCAGTGGGTATCAATTCCTCTACACCTTCACACACACTGGAAGTCACAGGTTCCTACCTGCTTAGTGGTTCAGCCCGAGCAAGTTACACAATTCGTTTGACTGCTGGTGCGTACGCAGTATCAGAAACAGATAATGTTATCCTTTTTAACAATGGCTCTACAAGTACCGCAACGTTGCCAGTGATTAATGACAGCAATAAGGGTATTCAATTCTATATTAAAAATGTTGGCGCAGGAACTGTCACCTTAACAGGCTCTGCCGACGCCGAACAGTTTATTGATGGCCAACAAACCTTAGCGCTCTCTCAGGGAGACTGTGCAAAGGTAATGGGAATTGCTCTTTTGACTGGCTACGATTGGTTAGTGTTGTCATATTACAATGTATAGGCACTCTGGTCATTAAAAAAAGGATTTTCGCTTGGAATAATACTATTTATTTCTGAATTATTGTCAAATAAGGAGAGAATTCATGTCTAGTTTACTTGGTGAGGCCATTGTCGATGCCAAAGCATTGCGCGAAAGCGCCCTAAAAAATGCCGAAAGCACCATTATTGAGAAGTATTCAGATGAGGTTAAGAAGACCTTGGAACAACTTTTAGAACAAGAAGAAGATGCAATGGGTTTAGCGGGTGAGGAGGCGCCTGACTTAGCTGCCCTCCCCGAGGAGCCACTTGAAGAGACAGGCGATCCCACACCGGTTACAGAAGACGACATTCCTTTGGCAGCTACGGACGACTTGTCCGGTAGTGAAGGACAGAATCTCTCCGATTTACCCAAAGAAGGCGAAGAAGTTGAAGTAACAATTGACTTGGGCGCCCTTCAAGAGTCCATAGAGGAGTTAGCTAAAACCCTTAGCGAAGATGAGGAAATGGAGCTTGACCTCAATGAAGAAGACAGTAAACCAGATTATATTGATTTAGACAAAGATGGTGACAAAGATGAGCCTATGAAGAAGGCCGCTAAAGATGCCAAGGAAAAGAAAGAAGAGATTGACGAGGAAATCGACATTGACCCTTCCGCAGAAGAAGAGGAAGCTGACGACAAGGCCATGTCCGGCCTTGCCAACTTAGATGAAGATGGCTCCGATGCTCTCATTGACGCGGTGATGGAGAAGCTCACTGTTGATATGGGATTTGAACTCTCTGGCTGGGCTGGACGCCCCACGTCTCAGTTGAGACAAGGTCAAGAAATGGAATTAGCTGCTGAACAATCAACCGATAGAGTTGAAGAAGAAGCAGAACTTGATAAGAAATTAGAAGAATCATTAACTGTGCTTGAAGGTGAGAATAATTCACTGAAAGAACAGTTGGATAAGTATAAGCAGGCTGTTGAAGAGATTAAAGAAAACCTCTATGAGGTTAATCTCTCTAACGCTCGCTTACTTTACACGAACCGAGTATTAAGAAATACCTCCTTAAATGAGCGACAAAAAGATAAAATTGTCGAAGCGATTTCTAGCGCTGGTTCAGTAACAGAAGCAAAGACAATTTTTGAAACGCTTCAAAGCACAGTGGAGGCCAAGCCCAAGCGAAGCCCGAAATCACTAGGCGAAGCAATCAGTGGTCGATCTTCTGTTATACGTGCGACTCGTCAAGAGTCGACACAACCCACCGATGCATTCAGTGATAGGATGCGTCGATTAGCTGGAATAAAATAATCATAATTTATAAAAAAAAGGAGGTGATTTAAAATGTCTAGTATTATCGAAAGATTGACCGAAGGAGTTGTCAATCGTGATATGCGCGCCGAAGGCTCTGCTCTTCTCTCAAAGTGGGAGAGAACAGGTCTTTTAGAGGGCTTAGATCAAGAATCTAAGCGCAACTCTATGGCTCGCTTGCTTGAAAACCAAGCAAAAGAACTACTTCGCGAGACCTCGACCATGGCTGGTGGAGATGTTGAAGGCTTTGCTGCCGTCGCATTCCCCATTGTCCGTCGTGTTTTCGCTGGTCTGATCGCAAACGATCTCGTTTCCGTTCAGCCAATGAGTCTGCCAAGCGGTCTCATTTTCTTCCTCGACTTCACTGTTTCTAGTAACGGTGCTGGTCTCCCCCGCCTTGGATACGGTACCGATGGTTCCGAAGATTCCCTTTACGGCGGTCAGCGAATTGCATCGCAAATCACTGGTGGTGTCATCATCACCGGTAATGGTGCAGAAGAAGGTCCTTACTCGTTGAACAACGGTTACTCGTCCCCGACTGGCTCGGTGGCTCTTACCCTTTCGTTCTTAACTGCAAGTACCTACAGCTCTTCTGCTGGTGCAATTCCCAAGCTCGTTCAATACGATCCTGAGCTTGAAGCACAATCTGGTGTTGCAAGTGTTGCTGTTTGTACATTCACCGTTAGCGGCTTGACTGGCTTCAACGAAGACGATTTCGTTGCTGTCAACGTTCAAGACGCTTCCGGTTCTAACGCAAGCATCAACGCTTCTGGTTCTGCTGGTGGTGGTAAGAGCGGTGTTCAACTCCGTCGACTTACCCGTCTCAGTGGTTCTAGCGCTACTACCGGTCTTATGGTGTTCGCATCATACGATGGTGATGCAACTGCTGCACAGCTTCACGGTATGCTTACTGCTTCGGCTGGTTCGTTCACCGTTACTTACCCGCAGAAGGATGACTTCATCGCAGGTGGTGCTCTCGGATCTCTTAAGGGTGATGACCCATGGGGACTTGAGAACAATGTGAACATCCCAGAGATCGACATCAAGGTCGACAGCATTGCTGTTACCGCGGTGACGAAGAAGCTCAAGGCTAAGTGGACTCCGGAGTTAGGTCAAGACCTTAACGCCTACCACAACCTTGATGCAGAGGTTGAGCTTACAAGCATCCTTTCGGAGCAAATCGCTCTCGAAATTGATCAAGAGATCCTCGAGGACCTCATCAAGGGTGCAACCGCTAGTACTCAGTACTGGTCACGCTCGCCCGGTCTCTTCGTGAACCGTAACACTGGTGCTGAAATTGGCGCTAGCTCTGCGGCTCCGGACTTCACCGGTACAGTGTCTGAGTGGTATGAGACTCTCGTTGAGACCATCAACGATGTTTCTGCTCAAATCCACCGCAAGACTCTTCGTGGCGGCGCCAACTTCATCGTCTGCGGACCAGAAGTTGCCAACGTTCTTGAGTTCACCGCCGGTTTCCGCGCGTCCGTCACTGCTGACGATCAACGCGGTTCCATTGGTGCAGTCAAGGTCGGCGCTCTCACTAAGAAGTTCGATGTTTACGTCGATCCTTACTTCTTGCGTAATGTGATTCTCGTTGGTCGTCGCGGAGGCTCTTTCCTTGAAAGCGGCTACGTGTACGCTCCATACGTACCACTGCAAACCACCCCTACGATCTTCGGACCAGAAGACTTCGTACCCCGTAAGGGAGTCATGACGCGTTATGCCAAGAAGATGGTGCGTCCTGATATGTACGGACTTGTTATTGTTCGTGGATTGATTGGTGAGGCTGGCGCTACTGCTTAATAGCAGATTAGTGACCTAATCGAATGTAAAGCCCCTGTTTTTAACAGGGGCTTTCTTTTGTGGTACATCTTGTGCCAAAGTAAACTACTTATAATCGAAGTTTCAAAAGAATTTCACCATATGTTTTTGACATGATTATAAATGGAGGGTTTCAAACATGGGAAGTAAAAGACTTGGCCTCGCTAGAACCGAGGCACTATTAGAAAATTTAAAGAGAGAGTTACAATTAAATGGCTCAACCGTCGTGGGTTCTGTACAAAAAGTTGAAGCTGTTGTTGGCGCTGGTTCTTCTAGCACCAAAACACTCACAGCGCAAGATTCCGGGAAGGTGTATTTGGTAAACGCTGCGGATGGCACACAAACATTCACATTACCAGCACTTACTAGCGGGTTTAATATCGAGATTATTGTCACGGTATTATCAGATAACGATGTCGTTATCACAGCACCCGGAGACAACATGATTGTTTCTTGCCGTAACTTTACTGCATCAGGCGCCGCCGAAGTTGCTGTTACTGATACTTGCACTAATTTGATTATGAATGCTGACACTGTTAACGCAGTCGTTGGTTCAAGAGTTCGTATTTTCTGCGACGGCACTAACTACGTCGCTATTGGCGACAGCTCTGTTCAGAGCGGTACAACATTCTGGGTTACCTCTTAATTCAGTATTTCAAAACATAAGATTATGTTCCCCCTCTTCGGAGGGGGTTTTATTTTGCAATCACATACAAAAAAACGCCATTTTCTTAAATTTTTTCTCCGGTAAATTTTTGAGATTTTCACTTTTGTTAACCAGCAAACTATTTACTGAGTACCTTTATACATACAGGAGAATATCATGGGTAAAAAATGGAAACGCATACTGAAACTTAAAAGAGCCCGCGCAGCCCGACTTGGCGCCACAGAGACCACAGAGGGAGCAGTAGAAGCAACCACGACAGCAACACAAGAGGATGTCAAAGCACCGCCAGTCGAGACTAAGCCGGCTATCAAAGCACCGACAGTCGAGGTTAAAGAGACGGTAGAGGTCACCAAAAAGACCCCAACTCCAAAGCTTAAAAAAACCACGACTGCAAAAACGAAAAAAACAACCAGAACTGCTACCAAACGTACAACCAAAAAGTAAACACTGAACACAGGAGACCAAGTGAGTGCCCACCAACCTAAATCCAATATCAACCACTAGCGCAGTTGTCTTAACGTCAACAGGATCTACTACCGATGTAAGTGGGGCTTGTCCGTTCGGGATATATACAGGATCCGTAGCGTTCTTAAGTGGTGCATCAGATCAGGTAGCCTATGTTTACAAGAAACTTGGTGGTGATGTTGTTGATATCGAGCTGACACCTTCAAATGTATATGCTGCATACGAAGAGGCAGTGCTAGAATATTCATACATTATCAACTTACATCAAGGTAAGAACGTTATATCCAATGCTCTGGGTAATACAACGGGCACGTTTGACCACGATGGCGTCCAGTTGTCTGGTCCTTCTGGCAGTAACTTAAAATACCCAAGGTTCCAGTCATCTTATGCAAACAAGGTTGGTGACAACATGGCTGCCATGGGTGGATTTGGAGGAACTGTTCCTCAATATTCCGCTTCTTTCAAACCAACTCAAAATCAACAAGACTATGATTTACAGAAAATTATTAACGATGCATCAACCAGCGGAGTTAACGATCAGGGTGACGCGGTTCCCTTTTCTGGCAAAGTTGACGGAAAAAGGGTGATTGTTACCAAGGTCTTCTATAAGACCCCTCGCGCTATGTGGAGATTTTTTGGATATTATGGTGGAATTGGTGTCGTTGGAAATATGTCGACTTATGGACAGTTTGCGGACGACTCTACGTTCGAACTAATCCCCACATGGCAGAATAAAATGCAAGCAATTATGTATGAAGACTCAATTTACACACGCACATCACATTATTCATATGAACTCATAAATAATCACCTGCGATTGTACCCAGAGCCGGGCCATTGGGATTTTACAGACATTGATAGCATGTGGGTTCGCTTCTATGTGCAGGATCTGGATGTATTTGGCTCAAATTCTGAATATAATGATGGAGTAGACGGTGTGAACAACTTAAACACGCTGCCGTTTGACAATGTACCCTATCAGAACATCAATGCGATAGGTAAACAATGGATTCGAAAGTATTGTTTGGCACTTTGCAAGGAAATGCTGGGCCAAATCCGTGGTAAGTTTACAACCTTGCCTATTCCGGGAGAGAGTGTGACTCTAAACCACAATGAGCTTTTAGGACAAGCAAAAGATGAGCAACAACAGTTAAAAGATAAGTTGATGGAGATGCTCAAAGAGACTGAATACAAAGAACTGGTTAAGTACGACTCTGAGACTGCTGATGCAGCCCAAAACCTGTTCAAGAATTCTCCATTACCGATTTTCGTGGGGTAGCTTAGATGTCAGATGAATGGGAAAGACCAGCAGCGCCACCACCTCCTCTCTTTTTAGGTAAAAAAGAGCGAGATCTGGTAAAACAAGTCAATGACGAACTCATCGAGAAGGTCATTGGGCAACAGATCCTCTATTACCCTATTGATCTTGAATCAACTGATTTTCACGAGTTATACGGTGAGGCAGTCGAGAAAACATACTTACCACCAGTGAGAGTGTACGCTTTGGTAGAGTTTAACGAAGAGACTACTTCATATCTTTCAAACATTGGAGTTGACTCGGACTCTATGGTTACGGTATACTTCCACAAGAGAAGATTGACCGAAGATCAGGATCTGTTTGTCAGAGAAGGCGATTTTGTTTTGTACGGTAAAATATATTACGAGATAGTTAAACTGTCGGAGCCAAGAAAGTTATTTGGTCAAGTGGATCATTCGTTCGAGATAGCAGCCACATGCCGACGTGCAAGAAAGGGACAATTCGATGCTACCTGATGATTTTGATTTTGCGCAATTGCCTCCGGGCGCCACTAGTGCAACCTTACAAGAAGTTGGGATGCTAGCTTCTAGTATAGAAACGATAGATATGGCTGTGACATCTTGGGTGAAAGAGGATCTTAGCCTTTCAGCGCGCACCAACGCGGGATATACACAGGTCCCTGTTTTCTGGCAAGCGCCCGAAAGAGCATATCAGATTAAAAGCGAAAAATCATTGCGAGACTCTTCTGGGGCCCTTGTATTGCCAATTATTGGTGTAGAGCGCACTGGAATCGTTAAAGATCCCGAAAGAAAAGGAAGCTATCAAGCAAATATATTTTCCAAGTATAGCGATGGTAGATCTGGGCGCATGGTAATCGCACGCAGAGTCAAGCAAGACAAAACACGCAATTTTGCAGTGGCCACGGGTACTCGCACCAACACAGACGGTCGACTCCAGAACTATTACCCAAGAATCAATAAACAAGTGGTGATACAAAGTTTGTCGATTCCAATCCCTGTTTATGTAAATGTAGAATACAAGATTGTAATTAAAACCGAATACCAAGAGCAAATGAATCAGTTGGTTCAACCTTTTATGACACGCACTGGCCAAATCAATTCATTTTTGATGAAAAGGAATGGCCACATTTACGAAGCTTTCATAGATCAGAACTTTACACACAGCAATAATATTGGAGATCTGGGTGAAGACATCAGGATGTTCGAGACCACTATAACCTTACGTATTTTAGGCTATCTTATTGGTGAGGGCGAGAATGACGATCGACCACTAATCACTTTGGAAGAGAGTGTGGTAGAAGTGACATTTCCACGCGAGTCAGGGGTAATTCCTGGAGAGCCGTCGTTTTTGGAAGACTAATTCAGGAACTAAACCTTAATTTCTATGTTTGGTTCATCCTTTTGGAATCCAAAACACTATTTAGATAATGATTGTGAAGTCTTTTCTAAGACAAATATATACAAGAGGATTGCTAAATCATGTCAGTAAAGAAATTTAAGTTCGTTTCCCCCGGAGTTTTTATCAACGAGATTGATAACTCCTTTATCCCAAGAAGGCCCGATACTATCGGACCTACCGTCGTCGGCCGCGCTACGCAAGGTTTAGCCATGCAGCCGCAAACTGTCGACGCTTACTCTGATTTCGTGAGTATGTTCGGTGAAACTGTCCCCGGTAATGCCGGAGGTGACGTTTACCGTTCAGCCAGAGATCTCCAGTCTCCAATGTACGGCATCTACGCCGCCAAGGGATTCCTTAATGCTGGTGTGGCTCCGCTTACCTTTGTTAGAACCTTGGGTCAACAAAGCCCGACCGCTGCGAACGGTACTGCTCCCAACTTTGCCTCCCAGGCTGGTTGGAGAACATTAGAGCTTGGTCAAGGCGACGGTGGAGAGGGTGGAGCATACGGACTCGTCATGTGGAAATCTGCTTCCCTTACCACTACTGCTAGTAACCCAGTGACTGTCACGGGCGCCCTAGCCGCAGTCTGGTATCTTGAATCAGGAATGATAGCTCTTTCTGGTAACGCTGCTGGCTCTGGATCTACTACCACTCGCTGCAATTACAAGGCTCCCGGCACCCTGATCGAGTCTGATGCTAATGGTAACTTCAAGGCTGTAATCCAAACCGGACAATCTGCTCTTGACGAGCACGTTTTCGAGTTCAACATGGCTGATACGAACGATAAGTATGCCCGACAAGTCTTCAACACAAACCCGCAACTTTTTGTTTCAGGAAACTTCTACCCCAGCGCGCCCAACGGCGCCGACATGTACTGGTTAGGCGAAACATACGACCAACACATCAGAGATATTTTCTCAGGAAACTTGGCACAGTCTTTTTATGGCGCAATCGTCCCTATTGCCTTGAAGGCCACTCCCACTTCAACCCCTGCTAACCGTCTGGGCTCTAACGCTCAAGCTCGCGAAGCAGTTGCGGGCTGGTTTATCAGTCAGGACACTGGTGAGGCTGCTGACTACAATCCAATAACCAGCACGGTCAAACTGTTTAGGCTCGTCGGCCGCGGCCATGGCGCATGGTTGAGCAGAAATGTAAAAATCTCTATCTCAAACATTCGCCAGTCCAACAGTAGCACTACTGACTACGGAACGTTCTCGGTTCTTGTCCGCTCGATGTCGGATACAGACAACGCTATGCAGATTCTTGAACGCTTTGACGAGTGCACCTTAGACCCAACTTCTCCGAACTACGTCGGTCGTAAGATTGGTGACCAATACTTAAGTTGGGATGAGGCCGAGCGCCGCTATAAGCGATATGGTCAATACCCTAACCAATCCAAGTACGTGTATGTCGATGTTAACCCTGACGTCGCCGCCGGCGCGACAGGAATGGAAACATTGCTTCCATTTGGATACTACGATATGCCAAAATACAAGGACATTGACCTTATTTACGCGGCCGCATCGTCGTCTGCCGCGTTGCCGGGCGCTACAATTGCCGATGGAGCGGCATATGTTATTCCAATGACTTCGTCTAACCCGGTGGTCTCGCAACCATCTACATTAAGATTCTCGAACCTTGGAACGAATGCTCTTTCAATGTCCGCTGGTGGAGACGAACCCGGAGATGCAGGATTTACAGCCCTGAACATTCAGATGCCTCGTCCACTGCTTAGGCACTCTGCTTCTGATGGCGGTATCTCCGATCCTCGCAACGCATTCTTTGGGTTCATGACCGGCAGAAGCTCTGGCTCTATGAGATATGACGCTAGTGTTGGTTCTTTGACCGAGATGCTTAACAACCAATTCTCGGCTTTGGTCGACAACTCAACGGTATCCCTCGGTGGTATTGACGGATTCTCACAAGTGGTTACCTTGGATGACTTGGTTGAGTCTGCCGGTTCTAGCGGAAACTTAATGTGGTATTGTTCTGGTTCCCGCTCTGGGTATGCCCCCGGCACCGGTAGTTTACCGCACCGCTCCTACACCTCAGCCAATGGCTACCAAGCGCTTCTTAATAAGGGATTCAACTCCTTCACCGCGCCACTCTGGGGTGGGTTTGATGGATTCGACGTACACCTGCCCGATCCTCTCTACAATAACCAAATGACCGCAGCCAGCAACAACGATAACAGTTCTGCCTACTACACTATTAAGAAAGCAATCGATAGTGTTGCAGATCCAGAAGTGGTTGAGACCAACTTGATCACAATGCCGGGTCTTACCCAGACGGGCCTTACTCGACATATCGTTGAGGTGTGTGAGCGCCGTGCCGATGCAATGTCTCTCATTGATCTTCCGGACGTCTACCTGCCCACGCACGAAGGTGATTACAGCACTAAGAAAACGCTGGCGTCTCGTATCGCAACCACCCCACAGGCCGCAGCCACTGCTCTGAGAGATCGTCAGATTGACTCCTCTTACGGTGCAACCTTCTACCCATGGGTTCAGACCCGTGATGAGAACACTGGCGCCGCAGTTTGGCTTCCGCCAAGCGCAGCAATGCTGGGTGTTCTTGCAAGCTCTGAGAAGAAAGCGCAACTTTGGTTCGCTCCTGCCGGCTTCAACCGCGGTGGACTTACCGAGGGCGCTGCTGGAATCCCAGTTAGTGCAGTAACCGAGAAACTTACCTCTAAGGAACGTGACTTGCTTTACGAAGCTAACATCAACCCGATTGCCTCCTTCCCATCAACCGGAATCGTGGTATTTGGTCAGAAGACTCTGCAAGAGCGTCAGTCCGCTCTGGATAGAATTAACGTTAGACGTCTTGTCATCTTCCTCAAGAAGGAGATTTCAAGAATCTCTACCAAGATTCTCTTCGAGCAGAACGTACAAACTACTTGGAACCGCTTCACCGGTCTCGTTGAGCCTTTCCTTGCCAATGTTAAGAGCAACTTCGGTATCTCTGACTACAAGTTGGTTCTTGATGAATCGACAACAACCCCCGATCTTATTGATCAAAACATCATGTACGCCAAGATTATGGTTAAGCCAGCGCGTTCAATCGAATATATTGCGATTGACTTCGTGGTTGCTTCAACCGGCGCATCATTTGATGACTAAAAATAATCTGAACACTATTTAAAATTGAATATAGGAGCCAATTAAAATGCCATTCTGGTCAGACAACTTTGCCGAAAGCACACAACTCAAAGACCCTAAACGTCAGTTTAGGTTTAAGGTAGAATTTACAGGAATTAGTGCCCCACAAGGAGGTTCCCTCATGTGGTACGCTAAAACCGTTAATAAGCCTGCCTTCACTATCAACACAGCCGAACACCAGTACTTGAACCATACGTTCTACTATCCGGGTGCCGTTAGCTGGGAGCCGATCAGCATGACCCTTGTTGATCCTCGTGATCCCGACATGACTGCTACTCTTTCGGATATTATCAACCTTTCGGGCTATACGCCACCTTCGAACCCCAACTCGCTTGGCTCCATGTCGAAATCCCGTGCCGCCGGCGCACTGGGCGCAGTGTACATTTCCCAGCTTGATGGCGACGGAAACGAAATTGAAAAATGGACGCTCTGGAATGCATTCATCACCAATGTAAAATATGGTGATCTTGCTTATGGAAACGATGACTTGGTTGAGATGACCTGTGAAATTAGATATGATTGGGCACGCTTACAGTCCTTCGGTGGCGTATCTCGCGCAACCGGTGGTGACGATGGCAACACTTTCTTCCAATCATAGTACAACACAGCATTTAAACATGTTATAATGTTTTCATACAATATTTCAAAAGAGGTGTATATTGTCAAGAAATAGTGATAGACTGGGTTCGCAGTTTGATGCGGATGCTGCGACCCAGCAACAAGTAGTTCAAAACACAGAGAGCAATGACTTTTCGTTTATTGTTCCAACAGAGATTATCGACTTGCCCTCCAAGGGCACGTTATATCCGCTTGGTCATCCCCTTTATGGGAAAGACACAATCGAAATCAAGCAAATGACAGCGAAAGAAGAGGATATGTTAACTTCTCGTTCTTTGCTTAAGAAAGGCGTAGCGTTAGATCGTGTTCTAAGCAGTATTATTACTGATAAGTCCATCAACGCCGACACGCTGCTTGTTGGAGACAGGAATGCTCTCATCATTGCAGCAAGAATCTCGGCATACGGCAACGAGTATAATACCAAGGTAACATGCCCAGCATGCGGTACCGCCCAAGAGTATAATTTTGATTTAAACGAGCAAAACGTTTATTCGGGAGAGGGCTTGCAAGAGTTTGTTACCGAAGAGCCCTCGGATGGCGTATTTACGACCAAACTCCCTCGCACTGGCCTCGACATCGGATTTAGAATTCTGACGGGTGCTGATGAGCGCCGCCTCATTGAGGGAGTTGAGATGGATCGTAAGAACAAGAGAGTTCATGAAAGAAACGTGTCACGCCAACTTTTAAACATGATAGTTTCTGTAAATGGAAACGCAACAAGCGAAGCAATTAACTACGTTGTAGAAAACTTGCCATCTGTAGATGTTCGCCATCTTCGTCAGGCATATAAAGCAGCGTCACCGAACGTAGATTTAACTCAACACTTTGAGTGTGCTGAGTGTGATCACGAGCAGGACATGGAGGTCCCGCTTAACGCGGACTTTTTTTGGCCTGACGCCTGATTATATGGAGAATGTCTATGAGCAGTTCTTCTTTTTGAAATATTCAGGAGGCTGGTCAATAGGTGAATCATATAATCTTCCGATTGGTTTGCGTAAATGGTTTGTTGAGAGATTAGTTAAACAGTTAGAGGCAGAGAAAGAAGCCATTGAGAGCGCAAATCGTGGCAAGGGCTCGAATTCACAGACTCATACATTGACTGATAGTAACTCACCAATGGGCCCACAATCGTATAGTAAAAAATATGGACAAGGGTAAAACCTTGTCTTTTTTTGTGGCAACTATTTACTGAGTAAGGAGCTTTTCTTGTGGCAGTCACACCAGCAGATTTAGAAGCAATTAAGCAGGCAATTATCGGTGCTATCAACAGCGCAGCCGGCACTGCCAGCGGTGGCGCCACTGTTGGTGATCCAGCCGAAATCGCTCGACTTGAAGCATACGTACAAACTCTCAATAGAGCAAACGCAGCCCTTGGCAGACAGGAGCAGCGCGCCCAAAGTTTGTCAAATGCGACAGAAAGACAAAATGAGCTTAATCGAATTCGCATTGAGCGACAACAAAATTTAATCGAGGGCTATGAGACTGATATAGCCCTCAACAACCAGCGCGGTCCTGGCTATGAGGCTGTAAATGCCGCTATTCAGCAGCAGATCGAACTGGCAGAAATAGCAATACAAAAATTAGAAGAAGATAATCAAAAACGCGAAAAATCGATAGAACTCTTAAAGAAGCAAGAGGAGGCAATGAGAAGTCTATCGGCTGGTATGGAGAACCTCATCGCGGTATATGATCAACATAACCTAATCAATGTTGAAAACATACGAAGCATGGTTTCCCAGATCCGTCAAGCCGGCATCCTAAAAGCAGCTCAGGGCGCGCTAGCCGGGGTCTTAAAGGGTCTTGTCAACACAATGATCAATTTGGCGTTTATGACCGATGAATCAGCTAAGTCATTCATGGCAGCAACCGGCGCCGCACGAGAAACCGCCGATGCTATCATGGGCGACGTGCAGGCGATGTCTTTTTACGGCGTACAAGTTAATGAAGTTTATGCAGCGCACACCGCACTTCGTGGAGAGATGACAGAGTTCTCCATGATGTCAACTGAAAACCAACGCGCAGTGGCCAATACAGGCGCTCTGCTGCAAAAGCAGGGTGTGAGTCTGACCGACTTTGGAAAAGCCACTCAGACGGCAATGAAGGCGTTTAGTATGGGTGCAAGAGAAGCCGCCGGAGCCAGCGTCGAGTTAAATGATTTAGCGCAGAAAATTGGCGTGACTCCTCAACAGATGCAAGCAGACTTTGCAAAGGCTGGTAATGAATTATCCGCTTTTGGTTCTTCTGGTGTCCGCGCATTCAAAGACTTGGCTATCGTATCTAAGTCGACCGGCTTAGAAATGGATAAATTGCTGAGAATCTCAGAGGGATTTGACACCTTCGAAGGCGCCGCAACACAGGCTGGTAAGCTGAATGCCGCACTCGGCGGTAACTTCGTGAATGCCATGGATTTGATGATGGCCAAAGAGCCTGCTAAGCGTTTCCAACAAATCAGGGATGCTGTTTTAAGCACCGGCAAAGTATTCGATGATATGGACTACTTCGAGAAAAAATTCTACGTAGGAGCCATTGACGGGATTGAGACGACTACTGATCTCGCACTTTTAATGTCCGGCGATCTCGATAAGCTTAAAGACAGCGCCACAGAAACAACAGCTTCAATTAAGAAGTTGCAAGAGCGTACAAAGGCGATCCAAAGTATTCAAGAGAGATTTAAGAGTCTAATGATGAGTTTGATTCCCGTAGTGGAGCCGCTCATTAAAACATTCGAAGATTTAGCCAAAAAGCTCGAGAATAACAAAGCAGCAATGCAGACTTTTACCGGTGGAATTAAGGCTCTCATGGAGGTTTTTGTTGCCTTAGTACCTCATCTGGATAAAATAGTGTACGGCTTCCTTGCAGTTGGCTTTATAAAGTTGGCCGCCGGCATGCTTGTGTGGGCTAAAACTATGGGCTTTATTGGTAAAACGGCCCCTCCTGCTGCTGTCGGGATGAGTTCTCTGGTGGGACCAACAATCGCCTTCGGTGCTGCCGCTTTATTAGCAGGCGTTGGTATCGGCATAGCCGCAAACGGCCTGTCTAACCTAGCAGAATCATTTGCTCTGTTGACTTCGGGACAAATTGAGGGCTTAAATGAAGCCATCGGTGGACTTCTGTCTACAATGTTAATCTTTGGTGTTGGTCTTGCGGGTGTCGGCTTGATTGGTGCCGCCGCAATCAAGCCGATGTTGGCTTTTGGTGTTGCTATTGCATTGATCGGCGGCATCATCGGGCTCACCGCCCTCGCTATTGGCGAAATGGCCGGTGGCTTCTCGGCAATGTTTGATAGTATCACAGCAGAAAACGTTGGTCTGTTCACCACCTTTGCAACCACAATGGCTCTCGGCGCCCCCGCTTTTGCAACAGCGGGGGTTGGTCTCGGAATCATGGCATTGGGTATTAGCGCTATCGGCCGCGCACTTGGTGAACTGCCAATGGAGACACTTAAAGAATTGTCAAAACTTGGCGGAATCGATGTGGATGTCAACACCAGCGGAGTTACAAAGAATATCGAAGCGATCATGGAATCTATTAACAAAGCAGACACCCTCAAGTTGGCCGCTGCGTCACTGTTGGTGACGTCAGCCACTGCGAACAATGTCGGCAGTCGACCAGCAGCCGCCAGTGCAGCGATGACGCAGCAAGCAGCACCATCAGTTGATGTCAAGGTGTATATTGATGGCAGAGAAATGAAAAAGGATATTCTTGTAGCAGTAAATGATGAATTTGTGGGCAAAGTAACAGGCCGACCAAAAATACAATAAGGATTTAAAAAATGGGTAAAAAAGCACCAGCTAACCGCGGAAGTTTAGGAATATTCAAACAACAAAAATACAAAGAAGTTACTCTTAGCAATGGAGTTTCTGCGGGGCATTTAAGCCCGGCCAGCACAGATGGTCTTGCCAATAATGCAGAAGCAGTACTGTCGTTCTTCCATGTTCCATCAGAGTCTGATGTATTTTTCAAAGCTTTTATCACAACTTTTGCAGAAAATTACAATTGTGATTGGAACCCCGACACGGTTTTTGGTCGAACAGATCCGATCTATACATTTAAAAACACAACTCGCTCAATTACGTTAGGATGGAAGATTCCTGCCGAAACTATCAGCGAGGCATATGAAAATTTAGGTAAACTACAAAAGCTCTCGCAGTTCCTGTATCCAAATTATGCAGACTTGGGAAACTCCTCAACTGTCATGACACAGAGCCCGTTAGTGAGAGTAAAATTGATGAACTTGTTGGCGCAGAGTAAGGGCCCTGTGGAAGCGGTAACATCACAAGAGCTTAATGCCAGAACAATTTTTCAAAATTATATATCTACGAACAATCCGTCTGAGGGACTATTGTGCGTTATAAACAGCATGAACATTGTTCATAATTTAGAAAATCCTGATGCCGGCGTAGTACAAACAGCAACGAATACGATTTTGCCCAAACTCATAGACGTGAGCATGGACCTTGCAGTCATTCACGAGGAAACATTAGGGTGGGATACGGACAATACGTTTAAAGACCCTAATTTCCCTTACAATGCAATTTTGGAGTCAGAGTCTGACTCTGTCATGAGTGCAGGAAGTTACGACGAGAAGATAGCCGCTCGACAGGCCTCCGAACGTGCCCGAGTAAAAGCCGAGCAAGATAGGGCCAATGCACAAGCACGTGGATACAATGGTATGTTTGGTGAAGCATTCAAAAAGGCCGATGCAAAAAAACTAGGGAAGCTGACAGAAAAAGCGTATGCCGGCGAGGAGTTGTCAGAACGCCAACAGGACAAATTTCAATACCTCATCAGCGCGCAACAGGGCTACGTTGCCGAAGGCAAGACCGTTGAAGAGCGTGGTGAACGCGCCAAAGAATTATTGGACTATTTAGAGTAAAACAATGTCAAGATATAGCAGATACAAAAAATTATTAAACCGTGACTCTTTCTATGATTTCTTAAGAAAGGAGCGCAACAACATAAAAGGTATATCTCACTACGAGACACCGATCATGTACCACCCTACAATTTCGGATCGTATGCAGTTGAGAACAACCACATACATATGGGCCACTGGTGACAGATATTACCGCCTAGCAGACGAGTACTACGGAAACCCACAGTTGTGGTGGATAATTGCATGGTACAACGGACGCCCCACAGAAGGGGATGTGTTCCCCGGCGACTTGCTGACGATTCCGCTTGATGCAGAAGAAGTTTTGAATATGCTGGGTATGGGGTAGAATAATGGCGGACTGGCACGAAAAATATACAGAAGCAGATTATCCGGAAACTCATGCTTTTCTTAATGGCGGCAAAGGAAGAAATACTAGCGCCTTCGAAAAACTTACGACAAATGCTAAGGAGTTAAATACACAACTAAACAGAGAGATATCCGATCTCGACGACAGACTGAAAGAAGCGGGCATGACAGACTACAGTTTGTCTTCCATCGATTTAAAATATACACCAGAACAGATATCAGACCCCACAGACGGTGCTTTCGCGGAGAATGGCGGGAAAGAACTGTACGATCACTACGAAGCCATCGCCAAAGAACTTGAAAATATTGTAGACGCCATAAACCAAAAACATTCCTCCCCTATCGTCGATATTCCAGTCTCTGGTGCCAAGCTGGCGGCCGGCCAATTAAAAAATAGACTAAACTATGCTAAGAATGAGTACGCCCAATACATCAGTATACTCGCTCAGCTTCAACATAAGATCCAAATCGATAATTTCCAAAGAAATAAGCCGGGCCTGTTTGGCAATCTTGATTCTGATAAAAACTTCGGAGGAAATGCAATAGCCAGACAGAACGAAGCTGCCGAGGAGAAAAAAGCCCTCAAAAAAGAAGTCGAAGAGCAAACAAAAAAAGACCTCAAAGGTATTCTCACAAAAATAGATCCCAACGAAAACTATCTAAATTTATCTTTCCGGGATCAGTGCTATATTCAAAAAAATATTTGGCCGCTTATAACCCTCCGCAGAGGCGCCAATTTTGACAAAAAGACCACACTGCCTTATTTCGAGGGAAAAGGCAACTCTTCTATTATGTGTGCCGGGGAACCATATGCATTTATGAACGTCTTAGCTAGCAATCCAAGTTCGAGCGATATGTTTCAGATGCCGCACTCGGTTTTGTCCAACCTACAACCAATCGTACGGTTCTATAAAGTAATCACAGATAGAAAGGGAAAACAGCTAGACGAAGTGGAAATTACTTTCCCGTCATCCACCACGGAGCAAGACGCCCGTGATGTTTTCAAAAACAAACGCCGACGCGGATTTGGAATTGGTATGAAGAGTTTTGAATGGAGCATGGAGGGATCAGATCCATTCTCAGCCAAAAGAATGATTATGGGTAAATTGACTATCCATGCTACTACCTTTGCGGAGATATTACGAGATAGAGAAACAAAA